CGGATCTTGATGGACTCACCAGCAGACTTGAACTGGCCTTCGTAGTCCGTATTGGTGACTTCTTTCCAGACGGTGCTGGCGTAGAAGTCATACAGAACCTTCTTGCCGTACAACTGGGGGATGTAGTTATGAGCAACCAGGTTGCCACCTACACCACCCAGGGTACCAGCGGTGTCAGCATAACCTAATACGGGAACTGTCGAGCCGTCTAATGCGGCGCTTCTTGAAATAGCCATTTGTGTAACTCCTATTTATTTATGTCAACAGGAGGAGAAGGTTAACGTCTTGCGAGTGATCGCAGGTGATCGTCGATCATCTTCTCGATTGCCTGTTGTTCCTTTTGTCGTCCCCTGTAGTCTCCTCGAATAGAGGCTTCATAGAACTTATCTATGAATGCCTGAGTGATCACAGGTGCTTTGGGTTTCCCTTCAGGGGCTCCAGCATTGCCGCCGGACATGGGAGTAACCTTCTTTCCCAGTTTATCCTTTGGTTTACTGGCTGCCTGAAACTGCAAGAAGAAATCAGCTACTCTTCCCACATCCATATTTGCCTGAGCTGTCTTGAAGATATGAACTCTCGGGAATCCAGAGGCCGTGTCTACACCTTTCATCCACTCATGGAACTGAGGGTTGGTGTCTATCTTCTGATAGCCGGGAACCAGTGTACCGAGCCTCTGTAAGAAGGTTGTACTCAGGTTCTCTTTGTCTCTGGCGAGAGCTTTTGCTTCCTGATCCTGGCGTAACTTCCGTTCCTTCTCGAGTTGATCCTGGATAGGCTTCAGTCGGGAATTCAGTGCGGCATCGTTCGCTTTCTGTAAGGCAGCAAGGGTCTCATCACCAATGATATCGCGCTCTTCCTGGGTGAATAACTCCTTATAGGGGTCGTTCGCACCTTTGCTGAGGTCATCTACCCTCTTGGACAATTCAAGCTGGGCCTTGGCCTGACGCTGAACTTCCTCTCTGAGGCTGATGTTCTCCCGACGCAAACCAGCGATGGTTGCATCAGCGGACGCTTTAAAATTGATGAAGCGTTTCTTCCAGTCTGGCTGATCTGACTGTGGGGTAGCGGTAACTTCAGGTTCAGCAGGGTCGTCAGTCTCAACGATCGCTTCCTCTTGGGTCGCGGGTTGTACTTCGAGTTCCTGTTCTTCACCTTCGTTTACCTGGTCGGCCGAGGCAGTGTCTTGATCTCCAGGATCAGGAGTACCTGCGGGATCGCCCATCATTTTCTTCTCCAACTCTTCGATTTCTCTCTGAGCTACTGCTTGTGCTTCGCGGTTCATTAGAACCTCCTATGCTGATGTCATGATCCTTGCAGACGAACCCCGCGTTCGTGATTGCTCGTAAGGGATGACTTTCGTTGGCTACTTAAGGTTCAGATAACTCTTCAGTATATCCTTGTATCGCTCGATAACATGCAGCTCGCCCTGAGTGAACCTTATATCCTCAATGCGAGTCCCGTGTCGCAACCTGTTGATTGCCTCGGATTCATCATGTTCGAGTAACCTGAGCAGTGCTGTTGGAGAACAATTCTCCTTACAGGCTGTCTCGAGTTTAATACCTGTTGGCATCGTATTCATTATATACCTGACCCTTTCTTGAGCTTAACAGCGATCTCTTGAGTCTGGCGTTCCTTCTTACCTTCCAAGTCCATAACTCCGAGCTGAGTCTTCGCCTGGGCTTCCTGGAGTTTCCTCTGGAGGTCGCCCATCTTAAGCTGCATTTCATCTTCGTGCTTCTTGAACTTCAGTTGGAGATCTTGCATCTTGGCTTGCATGGTGGCCATGTGCATCTCTTTCTGGCCTTCTATCTGAACCGTGGTTGCCTGGATGCCCGATTGAGCTTTTGCCTTCTCTGCTTCGGCCTGGGCCTGTTGTGCCTGAGCCATCTGCTCCTGTTGATCTTTCTCTTTCTTGGAAATCTCCATGTCACTTGGGACGATCGATGCCGGCAAACCGAGATCTTCGGCCATCTCCCTAAGGATCGCAGCACGACCAACCGCACCCATAACAGCCATATCAGTCGGATTTGCAGTAGCTTGGAGAAACTCATTCCGTCGAGAGGCTTCTGCTCCCCGGATGGAGAGGGCTTCACTACCGATTGTGCACACATGGATGTCACCTGTATACTTAAAGTCAGAAAGATTAAGCATGTTATAATGGAACTGGAACATGATCCGACGTTTCAATACGCCCTCATCGATGTTCCGGATACAGTCCTTGATTATCTTACTGGTTGTCTCAAGTAACATGGCGAGACCTTGAGCAGTCTGCGTGGCGCCGCCTGCCTTGTCATTGCCATAAGCATACTTCGGGATACCAGTTACATCATCAGCCTTCGATTCGAACTCAGCGTAAACCTTTAAGAGTTCGCCGGCATTCGATTGTGGTTGCCAGAAACTAATGGCTCGGCCACCGGCTCCTGTAGGATCTGACTTCAACTGCCAGATCTTGAATGGAGTAATCTCAGTGATAGCCCCTTGATCTGCTAACCTATCGATGTATAACTCAACCTGGGGCCCAGAACTGATCCCCATGTTATTAGCTAGGGCCCGGGCGACCGCATTGCACATTCTCTGCTGAGCATCCATGCTCTTCGGAAGAGACTTGCCCCAGAAACTCCCAGGGATATTCATGAAGCTCGCTTTGTAATACGGACGTCTCTTCAGCGGATCATCATTGAGAACACACTTGATAACATGATTGCCAACCAGGATAGCCTCGATGTCAACAACAGCATTGTCGTTCATCTCAGTGATACCTGCATCGGCCATCTTATCGAAGAACTGCCATTCTTTGAGATCCTTGAGGATTATCTTTCCCCAGAAGTGAAGACCATGGATCGTACCAGCGATATCCGTATTCCAGTTACCACGCTTCTCTTGTTCGTTCTTTTCTTGCTCGATGCTGGTGTCAACCCAGGATCCCATCATGCCCCTGTCTGCATCTTCCAGTACCGCGTCGATTGCCTCTTCGATATAACCATCAACGCCTCTACAGATCGCAATGTTAGCTTTATCGAACCTCATGTGTTCCATGAAGTTACCATCATCAACACTCTCGGCATAAGGACTCGGATAGATATCTATAGGGTGAACCCGCTTGTTAACCAGTTTGTAAACCTCGGTCTCAACAGGGACACCATCACGCCATACAAGACCCTTCGCCTTGACAACGATCGGGCCTTTGATAAAGGCAGTGGGATACACTACAAAGTCATCAAGGAAGTCTGAGAAAGCTTTATCCCAGTCGCCTTCCTTGAGCTGGTCTTTGATCTTCTTCTGCATCCGAGCAAGCTGATCTTTTGCTTCAGCGGTAATCTCATTGGCGATTGCCTTCTTGATATCCCGCTTGATCTTATTCTGCTCGCGAAGAGTATTCTGAGCCTTCTCCATCTGAGAACCCTGAGGTTTCTGAGGAGGCTGCCCTTGCTGCTCTTGGCCAGGCGGAGGCTCTTGCTGAGCCTTGGACATCTCTTCGAACTCTTTGTTCAGTCCGTCTTCGATGACCTTCATTAACTCCGGAGGTAGATCTTCCATCGGAGTAGGTTCAAGGCGCCATGGTTCCCCACGAGGTGGCTTGAATACATCAGCAATCCAAGACTTAGCTGCACGAGCTTTGGTCGCTGTGAGGTTCATGAAGATCTTAGAGCCACCGGTGGCAGCTATACGAACTTCATCATCGGAAGAGTAGACGCCATTATATGCACGAAGGGACTCTTCGATCTCATCTTCGATCCCGGAGTCCTCTCTTGCTTTCGAGTTAATTCCAAACTGAGTGACGATATAACTGGACAGCGAATCATAGTCCGGGCCAGCCTGGATCTCATCATGTTCCATGAGGGCGTTATCATCTAACATCCCCTCCTCAAGCATGGTTGATACTCCAATCGCACCGACAGTTACACCGCCTGATTTATATTGTTCAGCCATTTAGTTATCCTTATTTGCCTTCGACGAACTTCTCGTAAAGGCTGAAATGTCTTTCCTCGAGCTTCTCAGCTTTATCCAGGTTCTCGAGAGCTTTCTTAATCAGCCCAGTTGCCACTTCACCCAGCTTGATCTCAACAGAATCAACCTTCGGATCTTGGGTATCCCACTGGACACTACCACCAGGAAGCTGCTTGAACTTAAGCCTCTTGTGTTCTTTGTCCGTGAAAGACAGAACTTCCTTCGCTTCACGGATCAACTTCAGATTGGTAAAGGAACCTTCTTTGGGCAGCAATTCAAAAGCTGTCAATCGTTCGAGTGTATTCAGTTTCATTTAATGTCCTCCCGGAAGACATCCCGGAGTCAATCCCGAGGGAAGAGGCCGGGAACCTCGTGTCGCTTCCGCTTCCAACGTTTAGCTATCCCTCAGGAAACTTGATGATTTTAATCTTCGCTTAGCCCATGAACTTCCAGTTGAGGACAACTGTACCAGCGAGATCGCCAGTAAGGTCAGTGCCGGCAGTATCAGCCCAGGTAGCTGCGATGTTACAATACACAGTGTGAGCATCAGCAGCGGCCAGGACAAGACCTGCTCCAGAGTTCGTGGTTGCAGTCAGGGTCTCGACGGTACCATCACAGTCATCCATGGTGGCCGGGCCGAGGATATTCTCACAGCCTGCATCGTCGGCGCCAAGAGTTGCCTGGGTATCACTACCCTCGACATTACCCAAGCCGATCTCAGGGGTTGCCGTGGTATCTTCTGCGAGAGAAACAGCCAAAGCAATCTTAGCGGAATCCACGATGATCGCACCGGCTGGGAAGGTGTAGAGAAGGGTGCCATCACAGAGGGCTGAGTTGTCAGCCACAGTGAAAGCATCAACCTTATTCACGGTCAACACGGTCGTCCGGTTTCCATACTCATCGCCATACTCTTTTACAGATACACCGCTCGGTACAGAGCCGACGGTCTTGGGTGCTACCTGATCAACTGTCAGTTTTGTTACATGAAGATTCTCGAAACGTGCCATTGTAATTCTCCTTGATATTATCCCCGATACCTGATATGCAACTCACTAAGCCAATCCCAGGGAGTTGCGGGGTTTAATTAGAACTTTGATTTGAATACTAAATAGATCGTTGTGATTGCAGAGTTCACGATGTTCTCTGAGGATGCGTCTGGATTAACTACCAGATTCCCAATGACAATCGATGCGGTCTCTGGGACAACATAGTTAACACCTGAGGCATCTACGGAGTCTGGGCCATTGGTTGCCACCAGGTCACGACTTGTGATGCTATCGGTAATCGACAGGTCGCAGTTCGCAGTGGGAGGCGTTGTGTCATCAGCCGAAGTGAAGACATTCACTAGCTCCTTCCCGCGCTCAGCACCGAGGTTGGCCGTTGGGAACACGGCGGTAGAGGCATCAGCAGTGAACTCGCAAGTCACTATCTTAATACCACTTGAATACTCTTTACTTGAAATGTCAACTGATCCAGCCATGATATTCTCCTATCTGAATAAACTAAGTTTAAAGGAGGCCCAGATTGCAGACCACCCACCAACAAAGCCACCAACGAAGGCCGCTAATGTATTCATTACTCTGTAGCGTGCGAGCTTACGTTCGACTCGTTTGAATCTCTTCTCGCACTCTGCTTTTCTCCTCTCACACTTCAGGTCACGATCACGGACTCGCTTAGGTTGGGAGTGCTGGATGTCTTCCATATAATCAAACAGCACTCCAAGCTTGCTATCCATGGGCATCTCCATGAAGGTCTCTTTTGAAATCCCACTCATTCGTCTATCCTCCGAGTCAACATGCTCAGGGCAGTCATAGCTGTCGAGCTTGTTGCATGTCTCACATTCTTTCCATGGTAACATCTGCCACCGCCTATTTGGTTATCTGATTCCCAAAGAAGAAACCAGAGATTGCAGAGGAAAGATGAGTCATAAGAGGAGTGACGACGAGACCGCCTGCTGGGAAGGATATCCACTTAACTGATTCTTTCGGATCTGTAAAGAACAGAAAGCCGTTGGTCATCTCAGTCCAACCGATCGTCACCGGGACGTTCGGCCAGAACACTGGGACAAACATTGGCCAGACGATTACTGCAAAGATAACCATTAAGGCTATCGCTCGTCTTGTTAATTGAAAGCCCTTGGAGCCTGCTGCTCTTGCATCAGTGTAGATCTTTGCTTGAGCTTCACCTTTGGCCATGGCATGCTCGAATAGGGCAGCCTTATTCTCCATCGATTTACCCCACAGCGTCATGATCCCAGACATTAGACCGGAACCTAAGAACGTGAGGATTTCCATTGGTATTGGCATTGTGGTTCTCCGAACTTGTTGAGGTTATACCCAAGGGTAGTTGGTACGTTTAATAGGTCGAGGGGTTACCATCAACTGTCTCCTAGCTACTGCTTCTCCTGCAAATGTCAGCGACAGCGCATCTGGGATATCAGGTGATGGTAAGCCCTTTGCTTTTATAAGTTTCTTTTGTGCTAATTGAATCTGCATCTTGTTTGTGAAGCCATATTCCACTGAGAGTAACTGCTTGCGTAAGTCGTCATCTTTGGGGATATCCGCTCCGTTATCCAGCCATTCTCGGGTGAGCCCGTAGAGCTGTGCTCGTAGGTTAAAGTATTGTAATGGATCAGAAGATTTCTGTGAGACGATCACTGGGTGTACTGGCAGGCCAAGCTCCTTCGCACGGTCGTAAGGCCCTGTTCCTACTCCGATTGCATCCATACAGATGAGTCCCGGAGACCACTTATGGTACCACTCGACAAGTTTGGCGACTACTTCCATGTTGTCCAGGTTAGAGAACTTCTCAATGTTAATGATCTTCGGGCCCTGCCTGAGAATGAATATCGTCATGTCATCCCCGAATCTCGCGATGTCTACCCCAGCTATCTTCGGGTAAGCAGAGAAGACTCCTCTGGGAACTTCGAAGTTCATTGCGATGGAGATCTTATCGGAGTTGAAGAACTGGTTGGTAGAACTCCTTGGGAACTGCCCCAGGACACGGACTCTGAAGATATCTGAATCTTCTCCGTATGTTTCCTTCATCTCCTCGATCCAGTTGGTGTTGATCACCGGTGAATCGTAAGCTGAGAAATACATTCCATCCCAGATATTCTTAAGCTCTTCCCGGTGGAAGATCTCATAGAATCTGCCAGTAGCTCTCAGCGGGTTACTGGTTAAGATGAAACGTCCACCCTTAT